GATGATGCGACATTGAATGAGTTCTTTTCTCGTCCTATTAAGATTGCAGGTTTTAATTGGAATGTTAATACGAACGCTTATTTGCGAATTAACCCATGGCAATTATTTTTTGAAAATCCTAGGGTAATTAATCGTATTTCCAATTATAAGCTTATGACAGCAGAGTTGCATGTGAAATTTACCGTGAATGGGAATGGTTTCCACTACGGTCGAGCATTTGCTTCTTATCTGCCACTGCATAATAATGATACTTTGACGACTTTTAGACCTCTTTTGTTTAATGATTACGTAGCAGCGACTCAGCGGCCTCATGTGTACCTAGATCCTACTAATTCACAGGGTGGTGAGATGAAATTGCCTTTCTTTTATTATAAGAATGCAATGGATATTCCCGCTCAAGATTGGAGAGATCTGGGTATTATTGATATAGCTTCTATTACATCTTTGAAACATGCTAATGGAGCAAATGATAGGGTAACGGTTAATGTTTTTGCATGGGCTGAGAATGTTAAATTCTCTACACCTACGCAGATCGAACCTGGTGCTATTGTTCCTCAAGCTGATGAATATGGTCAAGGAGTTATTTCAAAACCAGCTACTGCTCTTGCCACTATGGCGAATGCTCTTGGTCGTGTTCCTTTGATTGGAAGATATGCGAGAGCTACAGAGATAGGTGCTCAAGCTATGGCACAGATTGCATCAATGTTTGGTTATTGTCGACCAGCTCAAATTCAGAAATCGAGTTGGCGACCTTTTGCCAAGAATGACTTAGCTGTATGTAATGGAGATGATGATGTTAATAAGTTATCTGTTGATGTTAAACAGGAACTTACATTAGATCCTAGAACAGTTGGGTTGTCAAATATTGATGAGTTATCTATTCCATATATAGCTCAACGTGAATCCTTTATTACTCTTTTTCCTTGGAATGTTGGAGCAGTACCTGAAGCGCATTTGTTTAGTTGTTTGGTTGATCCCATGATTCATCGAGTGACTCAATTTCAGTCCTCTGATGAAAGGAATTTGCCAGCAACAGCTTTTGCTGCTTTACCTTTTAAGAAATGGCGTGGAACAATGAGATTTCGTTTCCAAGTCATTTGCTCTAAATATCACAAAGGACGTTTGAAATTTGTGTATGACCCAACAGGTAATCCTTCTGGTAACGCTGAGTATAATACCGCCTATACTACAATCGTTGATATAGCTGATCAAACTGATTTTACTATTGATTGTGGTTGGGGGCAAGCTACTACTTATCGTAATAACTGCGGGACTAGCCTGGATGAAAGTCAAATGTTTAATACGATTCCTTTGTCATATCAATCTACTGTTCAACAGTACGGTAATGGAGTTTTATCCGTATATGTTGTTAACGAGTTGACTGTTCCAAATTCTACTATTAACAATGATATTCGTGTACTCGTTTTTGTTAGTGCGGGTGATGATTTTGAAGTCGCACAACCTACATATGATGTATTGAGTACAGTACGTTTCATTTCTCATCAAGCTCTTGCTGCTCAGCAAGAAGAAGAAGGTGAAGAGGTTGAGCCTCAAGCTGATGAGATAGTAAATAGTGGTGATGAAACTGATAGAATGGATTCTGCACCTATGCGGGCACCATCTATGGGCGTCTCTTCTTTATCGATGCCCACTATAGATAATGCAAATCAAGTGCATTTTGGAGAAGCTATACGATCTTTTCGTACATTGCTTAAGAGATATTCTCTTCATGAAATATTGGCCCCTCAATCCTTGTCCGCGGCAAATACTGTGGCCTTGACTACTCACTTGCGCTACAACATGCCGTTAGAACCTGGATATACTGCTAATGCTGGGTTTATTACTCAGACAGCAGAATTCGGACCATATTATTATGCTCAAATGACTCTTTTGCGATATGTGTCTGCTGCATATGGAGGCTGGCGAGGAGGAATTCGCTGGACTCATGATGGGTCTATAGCACATGCGCCGGGCAGTGCTTCTAGACCTTACAATGTCGTAACTACGAGATCCCAAGAAGATAGTGAACCTATTACACTAACATTTAATTCTGGTATTGATCTTGATACAGCTGCTGGAGCTCAGTTGTCCAATAATTTTATTCTTGGAACACAATATAACAATGGTG